CCATGGCTTGCTGGAATTCTGCAACATCCTCGGCGAATTTTTCGTCCAGGGCTGCATTAATTTTTTCCATTTCATGGTTAACTCTGGCAACAACAGCAGCTTCAAAAATGCTGGTTGCTTTTTCTTTAAAATCTTCGCTAAGATCAGCACCAAAGATTGGGCTAAGATCGATCTTAGCTACTTCGGTTGTTTCTTCTTCGATGGATTCTTCTTCAACAGTTTCCTGGACAACAGTTTCTTCAGCAGAAGCGTCTACTTCTTCCTGATGAACATTGCCCTTGCTGCTGGACTGGTTAACAACTGATCTTGGGTCAGCAACAGTTGTAAAGTTTGGAGCTGCACCAGCGCCACTGTGCTGAGGGACTGGTGATTTGCTGACTGGAGCTGCAGCCTTGGCGCCCTGGTTTGGATCTTTTTCATCTCGGCTTTCGAAGCTGGCGTCCTCGCTGGAACCTTGCTTGGGGCTAGATGCATCACCGGGCAGTTTGGCACTAAGAGTGCTATCCTTTTTAACAGATGCCGCACCCATTTCTTCGGCTTCGTCAAGTTTACGAGCCTCCAGACGCTCTAGCAGCTGTTTAATTTTACTATCTACCGACATTTAGAGTCTCCTAAATGATTTTTTCTATTGATTATTTATAAGAATTCTTACCTTGAAAGACCGGACATGAACTGTTCCCAGATCTTAAGTTTGGCTTCATCGAGGTTTTTAGCTGTAGTTTGCTTCATGACCTTCTGAGCATTCTCTATCTGTATACTGGTCCAGATACCATTTTCTAGTATCCATTCTCGGCCTTCCATGATGCCAGCCACGAATGCATCTGGAGCACTGGGATCAGCAACAATGTCTACAGTGGCCAGATGAAAATCATCCTGCACTTCCATGACACCATCTTTGGTCTCTTTGAGACTACCCAGCCCTCGGCTGCTGACACCCAGGCGAACTCCCTCATCTATAAAGTTTCGAGCGATCTTGCCCATGGGTGTTTCTAAGATCTTGGCTCGGCCTATTACATCCTTGCCTTCGAATCTTAGACTTGTAATCAGGTGGCTTACCTGATTCAAATTAATACTAGGATTATCAGGATGTCCTAATTCTCCTAGACTTCGTTTTTCGGCTATCATGGTCTGGTATCTATCCAGTTCTTTTTCCATGACCGCATACGGATAGATTCTACCGTTGCGATTGCCTTTGTCGCTCTGCATGAAGATACCTTCGATAAAATAATTTTTTCTACCATTGGCATCTTCGGTCAGGTATTGCAGCTCCTGAGTGCTTTCTCTGATGAGTTTCATATTAGATCTTTAGGTAATCTGGCAGGGTTTGGTTATTAGGTTCGGTATAACCAGCTGATTTATGCAGTGTCAGTATAACAGTGCCAGCACTGGCTCCCATGTTAACAATGACGTTGCTGTTGGCGCTTTGGTTAAGAACAAACCCGCCATTCTGGGCAAAATCCCAGTTATCCATGCCGCCGGCGCCAATTTCTAGTATGGTGGTCCCGTCGGCTCTTTGAATATTTCCAGCTGTTACAAAATTAAAATAAACATGAGCAACAGTTACAACACTATTGGCTCTGTCAAAAGTTTCGTCAGACAGTTTAAGTGCTGCTAGATCTATGGTGCTAGAACCAGAACCTATGTACTGGACTATGGCCTGCTGTCTGACCTTTTTAAGAATATGCTGAGGCATTTTCTATCCTTGTTTATTAGACAGATAGGTTATATCTATCTTTAACTAATTTGGCAACATAGGCTGGTTTGCCTGAATGTATATGGTGCCCAGTTTCCCCATTGGGGTGCGTATACTTGATCTTTACTGTATGTGCACCGTCAGGATGTTTGTGAACTTTTTCGACCGAATACTTGGTATTAGTTTTTCCGGCTTCATCAATCTGTTCTACATCTTCTTTCATCTTACGCATGGCACCATACTTGGCACCCAGCGCCATGCGAATACGTTCTTTTTTGCTTTTGCCAGCAAATTTAGGATTATCGCTATGAACGAAATCGCTAATATATTTGCCTGTAGGATCCGAAGGCTTTAGCTTCTCTAGGAGATCTGTTCCCTGAATGGATTCTAGTATCTGCAGCAGTCGTAGATCGGAAAATTTAAGCATCTGTAGCCTCGGGTTCGGTCTGGTATAGATTCTGAGCTATGTTGGTTTTGCGTTGTTCCAGAGCATCGGTAATTTTTGCTGACATTACTTGGGCGAATCTGTCCTGTGCATCAGCAGCGCTACCGGCAACAATATCCTGAACCATCTGATTAATAACCTGATTTGTATCCATTTTAAATCCTCAATTATTTATTGGTGCGCCAGGACGGTTTTCTTGGCTAGAAGCCTGAGTAGCTCCAGCAGTTGGCACTGGAACTGCATCTTCCTGGCTAGGCATGGTAGGTTCTATGCTTATTTCTTCATTCATGTCCTCGATATCTTCGTCACTCATGCGAAGAATTCTTCTCTGAACATATTGTTTACTAAAATAAAATCCTACATAGGGCTGAACCTGATTAAGCAAGTCTATGCGATTTCGCATGGTCTCGGCGTCTTTTAATTCCTGAAAATACTGATCCTGGGCATACTGGTACTGTAGTTTTTCCTGTAGTGTATCCCAATCAGCCTGAGTAATTATTCCCTTGAGTATGAGTTGAGTTCTTAGCAGGTCATTGAATAGTTCATTGAACTTTTTTCTGAGTCTGGCTACAAACTTGGCAAACTTTAATTCATCTCGTGTGATTTCAGCTACTCGGCCAAAATTTAATCCAGTCTGGGCCTGCATGCGACTGGTTGGTACATTTAGACTCTGGTATAGTTTGTTCTGAAAATAATTTATATCTTCGATCTGGCCAAGATTTTCTCCGCCGGGCAGCGTGGTAATTTCTGTGCCCTTGCCACCCTCTCTTCGAGGCAACCAAAAATCCTCGAGCATGCTCATGACCTTTCTGTCGTCACGAATTTCGCCCGTACTAGAATCATAGATGATTTTATTTCGGTACCGAGCCATGATATCCTTCATGTATTGCTCGGCCTTGATTTTTGGTAGGTTACCAACATCAATATAAAAAATTCTGCGTTCTGGAGCTCTACTAAGCCTATAAATGACCAAAGCGTCTTCCATCATTTTTAGCTGGTTTACAGGCTTAATGGCCTTGTGCAGATAGCTAAGTACTACATTCTTTTCTAGATCTAAAAGTCCACTGGGTGTATAGCTAATAGAATCCGGAGCAATTTTTATGCCCTGATTTGGATTACTGGGATTGGCCCCAAAATTAGCATTTAACTGCAGACCCTTTTCATTGTAGATAAAAAATTCTTCGATGTTTTTAATTACTTCGACACCGTTCTGAAGTTTTTCTTTCTGTATGTTACGAACTTTTCTGATCTTACGAGGATCGATTTGTCTGAGTTCTAGTATGCCTCGTTTGGGAGCTTTGATGTCTATGACCTTCTGGTAATAGATTCTGCCATCTACATACCAGCGTCTGAATATGTCGAAACCTTTGTTATTGAACTCTAAGAGTTTAAGAATCTGTTTGAATTCAACAGTTATGGTTTTCTTGATTTTTTCGTCTAGCTCTACTTCGTCAAGATTAATGTCCACAGGATTTTCATCGTCTACAGCAGCTATGGCTTCGCTAACGATTTCATCTATGGCTGTTGAGCAATCTGGATACTGGCTGGCTTCTCGATACTTGGTTATGAGCTCAGATTCGGATTTAGCCGTAGCGTCCAGGTCAACATAGGTGCCAAAATACCCACCGGCCTGGACGGTGCTGGCACCGTCATCAGGCGTGGGTGTTACAAAACTCTGTGTTCTATTAGCCGGATCTTCGTTCTGATCTCGGCTTATAGTGAACCCAAATAATGATATAGCCATAATTTAGCCTGTTAATTAACCTAAAGCACCAATAAAGGTTCGAGCAATATCAACAGCTTGCTGGCTAGCACTATTGGTTACTGTAAAGTGCTGATATTGCCAGGTTACTGTAAAATTACTGATCTGATCATTGGCTCCGAAATCCAGGGGTATGGGTGCCAGATTAGTCGGGAAAGCGCTAACTAATTTATAACCCTTGAGTACATTGCCATTTCTGTCTAGCTGGTAGACATCAATGTTTCTCTGATAGTCTGCTGGATTCATTCTGCCAGTCTTGTTGGCTAGATCTTCCATGCCATTCATCCATTGTTCCAGGGCTGTTCTGATGCTCATGTCTGCATCATTCAGTACTGTAATGGTCCAGGGGGCATAGACTCGGTCGCCAACAAACTTAACTTCTCGACCTCTATAAAACACTGTGGCTGGTCCAATATCCTGGCCAGGCAGTTCGGCTGCTGTAACCAGGAATGGTGCTCTGGCTACTGCCAGAGCCTGACCAGCAACATAGGTAGGAAAGCTAAGTAATACTGCGAATTGGTTGGGACGAACCCCACCATTGGTTAACGCAGCCTTAAATCTATCTACGTTGAATACGGTTGACATCTAGTTCTCCTTAGGCTCCAACTTCTTCGAAGCTAATACCAGTTCTGGTAGCTACGAAATTTAGTGTAATATAGTTGATTGAGCGAGCTGGCTTTATGAAGATGTCAGCCACAAACTCATTACGATCTATGACTTCACCGGTGTTATTGGTTTCATCGCAGACCACTTTAAAGTCTGTAATACCTCGGCGACCCTGTACATCTCGCAAAAATGGTTCGACCAGATTTCTAAACTGCGCTCTGGTAAAGGCATCATTGAATTCAAACAGCTGATACTTGGCTGCTGTGGCTATGGCCTTTTCAAGAACTATGAACAATCTGCGAACATTGATTCTACTCCGGCCTTGTATAATGTATCTCTATTACTTTGTGTTGGGCTAAAAGCCAGCTTGACTACATTCTTAATGACACCTCGGGTATAGCCAGCTGGGCTAAACCAAGGATCGTTGGTAAAGTCTGTTCGAGCACAAAGACCAGCAACGTCACCATTTAATGGTACCCATCTATAGGTATCATTGTAACGATCATACTGGTATTTCCAACCGCTGTCCATGACACCATAGCTGCTGTTAAGATTAACTGCTTCTCTGAATGATACAACGTCTGAAGTTGCTGCACTAGTGGTTGCTCGATTTTTAACATCGGATAGTTCTGGACTAAAGAATCCAATACAGTCTTTGCGTACTTCGCAAATATTTTCAACCACGTGCTCTATGACGTTTTGGCCATAGGGGCCAACTGGGATCAGGCTTACAT